GCTGATATGATGTTGGCAGATAAATGGTATGGTAAAGGTAAGATAGATAATGAACCTAATGGTTGTGATGAGGTTGTTTATCATGGGGCAGATGGCGTATTCACACTTACAAAAGGTAAGAATCTAGGAATAACTTATGTGACAGGTGTAAAACCTGGTGATAAGGTTACCGATATTGATCCTAAAGTAGATGATTTTGCCTATGCAACAGGTAGTAGATCGGTACACCTTGCATGTGAATTACATGCCAAAGAGGTATATCTAGTGGGTCATGATTT